TTAATGTACCTAAAATTAAAACAGATAATGCTTTAAGTACTGTATTAAAAGATAATAGTATTAATCCAGATAATTTAATATTACCTAATAATACTGGTAGTTATAAAGTTGTAATAAAATTATTAGAAGAATTAAAAAAAGAAGTTAATACTACATTTAATACTGAACCTATTCCAAGAAAATTAGATATAAAATATCAAGATCTTAGAAGTGATCAAGCTATGTCATTTTTTAGACGTACTGCACCTGGAGAAAAAGAAGGTACAGTATATATGGATCTTAATAGAATTAATGAATCTTTTAAAAATAAAGTATGGACTAAACCTAGATTAGTAGGTGTAGATGCATTACCAGAAAATCAATTTAAAACACCTAAAGAATGGCAAGATTTTATATATTACCATGAATTAGGACATTGGCAAAATCCTATTAAAGCAGGTGAAACTAAAGCTATCTACGAAAATAGAATGAATACTATTGCATTAAATGCAGCAGAAAGAAATAGAATAGATCAATTAGTAGCTAAAGATATATTAGATAGTCAAACTAGATTTGATACTCTTGCTTCAGAAATTACAGCAGCTATGAGACCTGCTATACAAAATGGTAGAGACATGGCTATTAATACAGTATTAAAAGCTTCTGCTATTGGTGGAGTATTTGGTGCTGCACAATTTCTTACAGCAGATGATGAAAAATTATTAGCAACAGCAAAAGGTTTTGGTTTAGGTGCTGCTATATATGGTGCTGGAAAATTATTAAGTAAAGCAATAGTTCAATCATCAAAAGAATTAGATGATATGGCATTAGCTGGTGAATCAGCATTAGATGCTATGAAATTTATTACTGTTAAAGTTAATACTTTAGCACAAAATTTATCTAATAAAATTAAAGATACATTACCAGATGCTTTAGATTCAAGACGTAAAGTATTTTATTATATTACTGAAGCTAAAATTAATAGACAAACATTGCAATATGATCCTAATGGAAGTGCTATTAAATGGACAGAATTAAACAAAGCTGAAAAATTAGCTACTATACAAGTAAAAAGAATTTTTAAAGATTATAATAAAATATTTGGAGCTGAAGGAACTGAACTTTTTTCAGGACAAAGAGCTAATTATTTACCATTAATGTGGGATAGTTATAACCATAAAGATACACCATTTAGATTTATTAAAAAATTTAATAACGATATAAGTAATGAAACAATTACTGGCCCATCAGCTAAGTTTAAATTTGCAAGACGTGGAACTTTTCAAGATGTTAATGCTGGTTTAAGAGTAGGATATAAATTACGTCCAGGTATGGATGATCCTGCAGAGTTAGTTAGAATATATGGTTTTGCTGCATCTAAAGCATTAGCAACTAGAGCTTTAATTAAACATTTAGAAACATTCAAAGTTAATAATAAAGCTATGCTTTATAGATCTGTTAAAACAAATATAGATACAACAGATTATATAGAATTTAAACATCCTTATTTTGAAGGAAAAGGACAAGCATTTATTCACAAAGGTATGGAAAGATCTATAAGAATGGTCTTTGATGCTACAGAAGAACAAGCATTTATGGGTGCTTTATTTACAACTAACCTTATGATGAAAAGATTAGCTGTTGGTTTTTCATTTTTTCATGCTGGTGCATTAGTAGAAAGTATGTGGTTTGCAGGTAACAAACTTAACTTTATTAAAAAAACATTAGATCCTAGAAAAAAACCTGAATTATTAGAAATGGTTAATAATCCTAATAAAGCTATTAAAGATTATAAAACTGCTATAGATCAATTAAAAGCATCAGGCTATGGAGATGTTGTAAGATTTGCACAAGGTACTGGTTTACAAATTACTACTCCAGAAGATATAGGATTTGATAGATTTTATTTTAATTTAAGAGGTATAGATACTTTTTTTAAAAGACATTTTGGTGTTTCTAGTGGTGGTAATGTAGAAAAAGTATTTAGATGGTTTGATAGAATTACATGGGATAGAGTATTTACTTCTGCAAAATTAAATACATTTTTACAAGTATTAGATTCTCCTACATTAAAAGGAATACCTAATAAATTAGCTATTGTTAAAGGTGATACTGAAGCTCAGATATATGCTAAAGCAACTAAAGCAGCACAGTTTACTAATGACGCATTTGGTGGACAAAATTGGGAACAAATTGCAAATAGAATACAATCTCCTTGGTTAAAAAGATTAGCACAAACTACTTTGTCTCCAGGATCTAGAGGATATATGCAATTGTTATTATTTGCTCCAGACTGGACAATATCTAATATAAGAATTATAGCAAAATCTTTACCATCTTTTGAAAGTGATCCAGCACTTAGAAGAATGTATCAATATTATTTTGCAAGAGCTGCACTTACATACGCAGCTGCAGGATCTGCACTTAACTATATATTTAGTGGTCACTCTATATTAGAAAACACAGATCCAACTAGAATTGACTTAGGGAATGGTCAAGTATTAACATTCTCTAAACAACTTATGGAACCTTTTCATTGGATAACAGATCCACAATCTACAGGTCTTAAAAAGATTGGATCTTTACCAAGAACAACAATAGAAGTATTAACTAATAAAAAATACTTGACTACTAAATGGAGTCCAAACATTACATCAAAAGATGATGATGCTATTGAGAAAGGTTTATCTATAGGAGGTCATGTGGGTAAAAGATTTTTACCTATTTGGCTGCAACAAGCATCAGCTTCAATAGAACAAGGTTTGCTAAAAGATGGTCTATCTTTAGACTTAGCAGCAGACACTTCTGTTGATTTTGTACTAGGGCAATTAGGTCACCCTAGATATAAAGGGCCTAGATATACACAATACAAAACGAAAGGGTTAGTAAGGTCTCCTTACGAAACATTATTCTAATGAGTAGACACACAGAAAATAAAGAAGAAATTCTTAAAATACATGGTTGTATTGATCTTATTAATCAAAGAATTGATACAATAGAAAACAATCATTTAGCACATATACAAAAAAGTGTAGATAAAATTAATTGGATTATAACTGCTATTGGTCTTGGAGTATTAGCACAAGTTTTAGTTTTAATTACTAAACACTTATAATGAAATTTACTTTATTGATGCTTATATGTTCATACGTTGCAGGTGAATGTATGACACCATATCCTATGCCTACACAATATACTAATATGTATAATTGTTTAGAAGCAGGGTATAAAGAATCATTAAAGAAACTACAAGAAATTGGTCCACAAGATGTAAATGAACACGAAATTTATTTAAGGTTTGTTTGCAAAGAATATGAAGCACTAAAATTACCAGCATAAAGTTGTACCTTAGTTGCTAGACATATTCGCCAAATACTTGTAAAACCTATAATATGCTTCGCAAATCAATACTTGTTATAAGTGATCAACACGCACCATATCATCACATAGATACACTTGACTTTTTAAGTGCAATCAAAGAAAAATATAAACCTGACTGTGTAGTAAACATAGGTGATGAAATGGATTGGCACAGTATATCCTTTCACGATTCACATCCTGGTTTATACTCGCCAAGTCATGAGCTTGTAGTTGCTAAAAAGTTTTTTAAAGAATTAGAAGAACTATTTCCAAAGCAATACATAATGGATTCTAATCATGGTAGCTTAGTTTTTAGAAAAGCTACTAGACATGGTTTACCTCATGAGATCTTTAAGTCATATAATCATATGCTTGGAGTAGGCAAAGGTTGGACATGGCACGAAGATTTGGTTATTAAAGCATCTAATGGTCAAAAAATTTACTTCTGTCATGGTAAATATAAAGACGTACTTAAAGTTGCACAGCAATATGGTATGTGTACTGTCCAAGGACATTATCACACATCATTTAAAATAGATTATTGGAGCAATCCTAATGAACTACTTTGGGGTATGCAAGTTGGATGTTTAATTAACATGAAAAGTTTAGCTTTTGAATATAATAAATTACAGAAGTCTAGACCAGTAATAGGAACAGGAGTTATCATTGATGGATTACCAATATTAATCCCAATGGTTTTAGATAAACATGGCAGATGGAACAGAAAAATTACCTAGAGGTATAAGAAATAAAAATCCAGGCAATATCAAATTAGGTACTGACTGGGATGGACTGGCAGATGAACAATCTGATCCAGTTTTTTGTGTATTTAAAGAAGCTGTATGGGGTATTAGAGCATTAGTTAAAATACTTTTAACATACAGATTTCACCATAAAAGATTTACAGTAGAAAGCATCATTGAAAGATGGGCTCCACCAAGTGAAAACGATACAGATGCTTACATTGCATTTGTTTGCAGAAAACTTGGAGTAAACCCTACTGATGAACTAAACAATACTATCGAAGATTATTTACCATTAGTAAAAGCAATTATACAAATGGAAAATGGTATGCAGCCATACGATGATGAGCTGTTAGTAGAGGGGATGTACAAAGCATGGGAAGGTTTACCAACAAATTCTACAGCTTCGTAGAAAAATACGCATCAAAAATTAGTGTATGGTGTTGGCACAAACGTGTCAGCATATTAAGAACTAAACAAAAAAAGAAAGGTATTAAATAATGTGGTTTAATTTATTATCTATGGGTGTTAAGACTGCTAGTCATATATACCAAAACAAACAAAAAACTAAACAATTAATGTCAGATGCCCAAATGAGGCACGCTGAGAAAATGAGTACAGGTCAAATTGAATATAAAGCGAAAGTTATTGAGAGTAATGATAAAGGCTGGAAAGATGAGTTCGTATTGGTTCTTGTTTCCCTTCCTATTCTTGTACTGGTCTACTCTATTTTCACTGACGATCCTGAGATTCGTAATAGATTAGATATGTTCTTTGAATATTTTAAAGAACTTCCTTATTGGTACCAAGCAATATTTATAGGGATAGTTTCTGCAATTTATGGTCTTAAAGGTGCAGACATTATGCGTAAACCAAAGTGACCGAAGTAAGAGGTGAGTGTAAGTGGTGTAATAGAGATATTAGCATAACTGAAGCATTTATATCATTAAAAGATAACGAATACTCTTGTGTAAAATGTTATAAAAATTCAGGACATATGTTACCTTTTTGGGAAAAAAACAATAGGTTTAAAGATGAGAGACACAAAATCATTAGAAGAACACACAAAGAAAATAGAATACAAAGAAAAAGAAATGGAGCTGTTTAAGAAGCTTAAAAAAGAAGTACAAACAAATGCGTTTGGTACTAGAGAATACGTTATTAAAAAAGGTATTAATAAAGGAAAGATTGCTAAATGAAAATTAGTGAAAATACATCTGTAAGTATGCCAATTCGTAATATGGCTATGATAATTTTTGGAGTTGTTGCAGGTGTAATTGCATATACTGAACTTACAGGTAGACTTACATCATTAGAAACTTCTAGAGAATTATTTGAAAATGATTTACTTAAAAAATCTGAACAAGTACCTACTGATCAAGAGCAACATTTTTTATTAGAAGATCTTTATAAAACTGTAGAAAAATTACAGTCTACTCAAGAAATGAATATGACAAATAAAGTTAATATAGAATTTCTTAAAACACAATTAGATAAAGCATTAGATGATATTGAACATCTTAAAGATAAAGTAAGAGCTAATGGTAATGGAGCTCATTAATGGAATTAATTGTAGCTTTACTTATGATAGTAAATGGAGAAATAAAAGAACATAGAATACAAATATCTATGTCTGATTGTCTTAAAGGTAAAAGAATTGCAATGAGAACAAATAAAAATAATAACATTGTTTACCAATGCATAAAGTCGATGGCTGAGCTCGAGTCTAATATCGATGGTAGTAAAAGTATTAAAAAACTTATACTAAATTAACTATAATCTCTTTCTATAATCATTTCAATAAAGTGTATTGCTTTAAGCAAATCATCTTTACCACCTTTGTCCTGGTGCCTAATTATATATTTAATTGCACACCCTTCAGGAAATAAAAGTTTATTTTCTACTACAAATTTACTTGGTTGAATTTTATATTTTTGATAATGACTACCTTTAATCTGTTTGTTCCAAACTTTGCTCATTAAATGTTAACCTAAATTTACCTTTATGTTTATATTTTTTTCTTGGTTTGCTCAACACTTTATGTTGATCTTCTCGTAATGTATATAGATCTAACTTCATGGCAGCAGTAAATTTTCTACAAGCCATTTCAGGATCTATTTCTGCATAATGACATATAGTTCTAAAGTCTATAGAATTACCTATAAGCCAATCAATAGCATTACGTTTATCTATAAGATAATATTTGTCTAAACCATTATACATAGCATCATGTATTGCTTGACTAATTACTGCTCTAAACAAATATCTCTCAGGACTTTTCATCTATAACTTCATATGTCATTCGCTGCTCTATTGAGTCAGTTTCTTGCCAGTTTAAAGTTGTAGGATCTATAGCATTTAATATCTTTAATGCTTCTTCATCTGACGTTGCATTAACAAATATTTCTGTATAAGCAGGAAGTATAACCCACTTTTTAAACTTATAAATCATATATTGTTTTTACGTCTACTTGCTTCTAATGTTCTAAATAGATCTATAATAAGACCTTCTTTATCACGTTTGTTTTCTAATGTTGATGATTTAACTTCTGCTTGAAACAATTCATCTATTGCAGATTTATATGTATCACTTGCATAGTAAGATTGTTCTTTAGCAGATATGCTTTTATCTTCTGTGTTACCAGTTATATGTAATGCTTTTTTACGTTTAAGTAATCTATCAAGATACTTAACATTAGCATTAGCTTCTGCATTACTTTCATCTGTTTCAGATAAAAATGCTAACGCTTTTTCTAATCGTTGTTCTGTAATCATTTAATCCATTCTCCTTTTTTTGATTTGCAATAATGTGCCCAGACTATAGTATTTTTATATAACACTCTAGTTTTTTCTTTATTAACTTTTACTAATTCCATAAATTTATCATTACAATTTTGACCTTGATATAAAGTTACTGGTATACGTTCTACTTGTCCATTAACTAAATAAAGAAATATAAATATTATTTTCATAAAGTCCTTAAAGTAAAAAGGCACTACTACAGAGAAGAACCTTATTCTGTAGCAATGCCTAGTTTTCTAACTCGAGGGAGATAAGAAACTGTTAAAATGGTGGATCGTCTGATAGTATTTCGTCTACACTATTAGCTTTTGCATCTAATACTTTTCTTACCAGATTATCAATTTGTTGAAACTCTGATTCAGTTGGTATTTTGCCACCTGACATATAAGAACCTATAAGATTACTCATAGTCAATCTGTATTTTTCTGAAAATTGATCAGTAACATTTCTAACTGCTTGAACTCCAGTAGCACTAACCATACTTGGTGCAGCACCAGAATTATCTGATACTTCACTCAAACATTCTATTCTACTTGCAGTTTGATATTGTTTACCAGTCTTACTTGTTCTTACTGGCTGTGCATCAATTTTAAGTCTTGCTCCCTTCGGCCATCTTGATGAGCCTAAAGCCTCACCATATATAGTCATATCACTACCATCGTCTTTGGTAACGTATACAGTAACTTGACCATCATCTTTCTCGAATGCTTTTTTAAATGAGCATTCAAACGTTTCATGTTCCATGTTTGTTCTCCTATTTATTTGTTTTATTATATTTCCAAATTTTTGCATTATTTGTTATAGCCTATTTAAAAGCTTTTTGCCAAACGTTTTTTGCATATATTCTAGATGGCTCATTATCTGATTTACCCCATCTAAAGTTATCCATAGTCAATGGAAACATTTTAACTATGTCTTCTTTTGTTTTAGCAATATCCAAGATATGTTCTATATGTTTCATAGCTTGTATAATGGTCTCTAAATGACCCTCTCTGCCTTCCATATCCACGCTGTAAACGTCTTTGTACGAACAATACAGCAATGCAGTCGGTTTATTGAAAAGGTCTTTATAAAGGGCTTGTTGACGCAAATCAGCGTCTTTTGGGTACCATCTGCTATCAATAGCACCAGATTTAAGTCTTTTAATGTAAGCAGTAGCTTTAGTATCTATGATTACATCATCAAACTCAAAGTCAGTTTTACCTATAACGTCATATTTTAAGCCATATTTGTCACCAGGTATTTGTTTTTCATTTTGATAAGAAACAATTTTACCAAACTGTGGTAATTCTTTAACAAACTGATTAGCAATAATACCAGACCAAAGGCATTCGTCATCTGACTCATCACCTTCTAGTTTTAGGTATTCAGTTTTTGCGTAATCTATGATAGCTTCTTCATCAGTGATTTGGTTTTGCAAAGCATACTCTGCTGCAACTTCAGCAGTACTGCCCATTTTCATTCTGGCATTTGCTTTAG